GCCGTTCGTTGCGCCAGGCACGCCGGCCGCAATGCGCTCAAGACCCGTGTCGATGGTGGCGTCGGCTGCGCTGGTCGACGTCCATTGAAACTTGCCACCAGAACCTAAAGCCAGGTTGCTTGTTGAGTTGCCCGGCATCTTGGCGATGACGGTGCCGCTTGCGTTCTGGAGTAGGAACATCGACGCGCCGACGCGGAACGGATTCCAGCTGACCGACGGCGACAGCGAGCCAATAAATGACTCATTGGTCGTGTCGTTATAGCGGAAAAACAGGCCGCCCGATGTTGCGCCGCTCCCTGCCGCCGAGCGGCCGATCACGAAGTCGTCGCTAGTGAACGCGGTAGGGATAGAGCTTGTGGCGAGCGATAGAAAAAAACCGCCAGCAAACGTTGCGGCCGCGCCGATTGATAGGGAGCCTGTGACAAGGCGCTGGCTGTTTAGGTTGACGGTTGCGTTGGCGCCAGCGAGGGCGGAGTTGACCGCGGCAAAGGTGACCGATCCACCACCGACCTGAGCGAATGCGAGCGACGTTGATCCGAGAGTGATTGCCGCGTTAGTCGTTAGCTCCCACAGAGTGTCGGCCTGAGTCGTGCCCTCCGCAACCATGACGGCCGAGCCGGGCGCCGCTTCCGGAGACGCGTCCATATCGGTACCCCGCGTCCAGGCGCCCGCGTTGCAACGGTAGATACCGTTTTCCGAAGCGGTCGATTGGTTTTTTACGAGCACGCGGTCGTTCGCAACGACCGACACGCCATCGATAGTCTGCGGGGCCGAGAGCGTGATGTCTGCTGTGGTCGCCGCACGCACCGGCGACTTCCACGACAAGGCCTGCTTGTCGATAGCGGCTAGCGACAAATAGTAGCCGTAATTAAGAGCGTCGTTCGTGCCGGACGGGTCGGCGAGATTTACGATCTTTTGACTATTGACCGAAATGTCCGCGTTAGCGGCCGCAAGCGCGGTGTTGACCGCGGCAAACGTTACCGAGCTGCCCGTGGTGGGCGCGACCTTTGCGAACACAAGCGACGTCGCGCCGACCGCAATTGACCCGTCGGTTGTCAGCATCCAAACAGTGTCAGCGTTGGCCGTGCCTTCGCTCACGGGGACAAGTAAACCCGCGTTGTTAAAAAATCCCGAATTGGGCATATCGGCTGCGCGGATCCAAGAGCCGGACTGGACAATCCAGAGCCCGTTGTCGACGCCAGAGGTCTGCGCAACACACAGGACGCGGTTGGCAATCGATAGGGCGACGCCGTCAATCGTCTGTGTCCCCGACTGGGTGACGTTGGTTGTAGCGACAACGCGAGCGACGCCCTTGAACGATCCGTTCGTTGTGTCGAGCGCAATTTTGTCGTTTGACGACATGAACCCGGCGCTCGTGCCGTTCACCGCGCTTGCGTGCAGCGTGCCGCCCAACTGATTGCCGTGCGCGTGCACATGATCGCCGCGCGCGTACAACGCAGAAGCGCCAGCCGATGCCGTACCAATGTCGGCGGGGGCTGAACCATAAGGCGACTGGTCGCCCGTGTTGGTGCCGCTTGAGGTACCCGAGAACGTGCCGCTCTGGGTTGCGAGAGTCCCGAGCCCGAGCGTGGTTTGTTGGGCCGCGGCGCTCGCATCATCCATCAGCGCTAGGCCCGCGGCGGTCGCTACGCTGGTGTCGATGCTCCAGACTGACCCGGAGCTCGACACCACGATATCGCCCTTGTCGCCGTCGGTGACTGCACCGCCACCGCCACCGCCACCGCCACCCGACGCATTGATGGCGCCGATCACGGCAGCGATTGTGCTGCCACTGCTCCAGGTGGTCAGGCCTGTTGTGGCAGTTGTCCCCATCACGAGATCGGTCGCATCGTCGACCGCGGGCAGCGTCGCCATGGCCATGTAGTTTGCGAGCAGCACGCGAAGGTTTGCAGTTGTCGTGTTAGGGACAAGGATCTTCTGGCCGTGCAGGTTTAAGTCAGGCGAGACGACCTTGACCACTGCGCCCTGGGTGAAGCTGATACCGATGCCGCCCTGGGGGTTGATGATGCGGCCGCTGCCGTCCGTTTTAGCGGCCACAGGACGCTGATGGATGATTGAGTTGTTGACGGTCTGAGGCGCAACCGCGACGAAATCGATCTTGACCCCCGAGACGGCTTGGCCGTCAGGGCCGAGGATTGTGTCGGTGACCAGACAGGTGGCCGCAAGAGCTGTAGAGCTCGCGAAGGTAGCGAGTGCTACGACGAGGGAGCGGAGCATTAGTTGTCACCTTCCTGTTCGACCATCTGTGTTGGTTGGCGTAGATCTGGCTGCTGTTGGGCGTCGGTGCTCATCTCGTCAACACCCTTCAGGCCGAGCGTCGATAACGCGCTTGCAGCCGCACGGATCGCGGCCTCCGTGATAGGCTTGCCGGTCTTGCCGTCGAGGATAAGATTTAGCGCCTTGTTAGTGGCCTCGATCCCCTCGCGCGTGCTGATCGCTTCAGCGGCCACAGCCGCGTTGCCGGTGATGGCCTCGAGGTGGCGCCGAATAAGCTGCAGCGCTGCCGCGGTGTAGCCGTTGCCAGACGCAAGCTTGTCGAGTGCTCCGCCGCCGAGCTCGGCGAACGCGTCAGCGATTTGTGGTTGCGTCGTTGAGCCCCTGATGTTCGGACCGAAGCCAACACGCTGCATTAGGTCGCCCATCCGACTCAGACCAAGCAGCGCCCTTGAATCGCCATGAAACGCTGCCTGGAGCTTCGGGCCGTATCCCCTGGCGCTAAACAGGCGCAGAATAATGCCGGGCTGTACGCGGTCGATGCCCGCTGCGCCTGACGCGGCAGACGTCGCGGTGGGCTTACCGCCCTCTACGAGCACCTCCTCAAGCATTTGAGCGCGGAGGTTTGCCGCGTCAGCGGGGGATTGCTTGGCGAGCACCTCGAAGACGCTTCGGATTTGTCCTGGCTCGGAGTTTAAAAGCCGGCGCGGAATGCTCCCGACAGCATCGCCATCGGCAACCGTGAGCATTCGCTCGATGGTATTGGTGACCACCTCCGCGTGAGCTTCGGTGCCCCTGCGCCACGCGGCATTGGCCTGGCGCCAAAGGGCTGCAGCCCCGGCGCTCGCTGTTGCCTCGGCGCCGTCAAACGACGCGTCGATCGTTTGGAGCAGACGACCGGCTATCGCTTCCTCGGTTTTCTTCGGCACGGCGTTACCGAGTAGCGACTCTTTGCCGTGCGTAATCGAGAGGAGTTTTGAGCGGACAGAGTTGAGCTCCTGGAGGGACAACCCGCCGCCAGCGCCTGTGATTTCGAGTTTGCCGTAAAGGCTGCCAACCAGCCCTGTGATCTGATTCGGCTTCAGGTTGTAGTCTTGGATCTCCTTTTGGAACGCCGCACGGATCGGAGCGTAATCAACACCACCGCCAGCCTGCTCGGCTGCCTGGTAGAGCGGGCGAGCCACCGCGGAGCGCTTCAAGAGCAGCCCCTCTGCGTAATTCGACACGGCCTGGGCTGCTTGCTTTGCAACGCGCGGATCACCAATCAGCTTGGGGTTTGCGGCAATTCCCTCGACATACTTGTCCGCAATACGCGCGGCGGTCTCGAGCTGCGAAGTTTCAAATTTCTGGGCCTCGTCCATCGTTGCCGGATTCTGGCGGAGGCGGAGCTCGCGCAGCGCTTGTGCACGACTGCCAGAGGCTTGCGCCGGTGTGAGCGGGAGTTTCTCGCCCATCGCCTCCCATTCGGCTGCCAGCGCGCGCGACTTTTCGAGATTGGTCTGTACCGTGGCGTTGCTGGTGCCGATTGCGGACGGCTTCGCCGCATTCGAGGCAACGGTCTCCGCTGACTCTCGCGCCGCATCCTGAACGCGCGAGCGCACTCCGATCTTATCCAAAGCCCAACGCCCCGCTGCCCCAACACCCTTGGCGAGTCCGTACCCGAGCGCGCCAGCACCGGCGCCGACACCGGCGCCGATCGCTGTGTCCTTGGTTGCGCCGGCAATATCGCCTTGGGTTAGATCTGCGTTTGAGCTACCAAGTCCGGAAGCCGCGCCAATCTTTGCGCCAAGCAGCACAGTGCCGCCAAGCGTGCGTGCGCCACCCATTACGGGTGACGTTGCGATGCCGCCACCGATTTCGCCAGACAGATACGCACCGCCGTGCGCCTTCTGCGCGCGCTCGTTGGCTGCTCGAGCGGCGTCTCGTTCGATTCGGTAATCCTCCGCGAATGTCGGCGGATCCTGCTCGTCCGCGTGGTAGCCCATGACCTTGTTACCGATCGCCTGGACGACGCCCTGGGCCTCATCGCCAAAGCGCATCGTCGCGCCTTGGGCGACACCTCGGCCAAAAGCCTCGTCCGCAGCAGCGTCCGGCAGCACCTCGCCCTCGGGGGCCTCTACACCGGTCTGCTTGACGAGACGGTGTGACGCGCGCCAGTCGGCAGAGCCGACGGGCTTAAGCATGACGCGGTTTAGCGCTTCGCGTGGATCGAGTCCGTCTTCGCGGACCAGGCGCGCAAACTCTGCCCGTTGTTGCTCGGTCGGACCAGCCATTACTGACCGCCCTGGAGCAGCGAATCCATCAGCGCGTCGGTCTCGTTGCTGCGGTAGGTCGGCACAGGTTTGCCCTGGCCAGGCACACGGTAGCCTGCTTGATCAAAATTGCCCTTGCGGTCGCTAAGCTTGCGACGCAACTGCGCCCGCATGTTGTCAGCTTTGCGTTTTGCCGTGTCGGGCGAGTCGCCGGGCTGTGGCAGCATCCTTTTGTAGCGCTGTAGGTCGGTCTCAGTGAGCTTGCCGCCCTCGAGGATGGTGCCGATTGACTGCGCTGCGACGTCCGCGTTGTTTTGGTACTGCGACGTAGTCGTGTTCGGCACGAGCGACGTGAGCCGGGCGCCTAGCTGGTCGCCGGTGCCCTTGTTCGGGACGGTCGCGATATAGTCCTTCGTGAGCTGATCGACCGAGCCGATTGCAGTGTCGAGATCTGAGAGCTCGGCAACCGCCGCCGTTCCAAGTATCTTGCCGCCGACGCTGACATTCGTTGCGCCGGCCTTGCGCAGGCGAACCTTCCACGCGTCGAACGCCTGGCCCCAACCGCGTTGTCCTGGCGTCAGTCCCGACGTGCGCGCAAACTCGCGCTCGTCCTCGCTGAGCTTCGCGAGCGGATCTTCGGTGCCGGCCATGCGCTGGCCGATTGCGATCTGCTTTTCGGTGGGCAAAACCTGCGGGCCAGCTTGGCCTTCCGGCAGCCACGTCTGTGCCGACTCTTCGCCAGGCAGCGGGAAGTGATCGATTACGCCGCCTTGCACAAGCTGGTCGCGACGCTCGCGCACCATATCAGCGGCGCCCGGGTCGGCCTTCAGGGTGTCGGTCAGTAGACGTTGGGCGTTTTGTGTTGAGGCCGTGCGCTTGTCGCCGATCTCTTGAGTGGCCTTGGCCATATCCAACTGAGACTTCCGGACGCCAAGCTGCTGTTCTTGCATTTGCGACCACGCAACGGGGTCGGATCTTCGCGCGGCTTCAGCGTCATCGTTTTGCAACGCCTCGTTGAAGGCACGACGCTTGTCGCGAGCCTCGTACAGCGAGTCGAGCCGAAACCGATGCTCCTCGGCGGCTAACTTGTTTTGCTGCATGCCCTGGATCATCTGAAACGTCCGCGCCCAATCAACGGGCTGGATGCTGTCGCTCACAAGCCGCGTCATCACCGAGCTCCGTACAGCGACGCGAGGTCCAACCCCGGGACCTGCATTGGAGCAATCTCTGGCTCACCAACTTGCACGCTGTACTGCGGAGGCATCTGCGGTGCGCCCACGTCGACGCTGTATGCCGTCGGTGACCCCATCTCGACGTTGCCTTGCGGTGCCGGTTGGCGAGGCTCGCGCATGATGGCACGAAGGACCTGGAGCTGCTCAGGGCTTAAGCGCACAAGCGTGCCCGTATCAGAGCCGCGACGCTTCACTTCGTCCGCCATTACAGACCTGCCTTGTAGAGTGCCGGTAAATTCATCGACGGCGCCGCAGCCATCGGTTGCGCGAACTGGCCGCCAGCAAAGACGCCACGGTCGGCAGCCATCTTTTGTGCGGCGCTCATCGCTTGGCGGTCGCGAAAATCCTGGAGCAGCTGCATCGATTCAGGGGACAGCTGCGCATCCGGGTGGCCAGGGATGCCGCTCGCTGATGCGGGGACCCGCTGGTAGCTTTGATGGGGGGGCGCGGCGTTCTGTAAGTTGTTGTTGCCAGCCACCTGATGGCGCGGCGCAGCCGCTTGCCCGAACGCGTGCGCGGCCTGGTTGGCAGCGGGGCTGTACGCTGGAGCGGATGGCGCAGCCGCTTGCCCGAACGACGGCGCGTACATGCTGGCGAGATCGGTGCGGCGTTTCAGCATCATCATGGGTAGGCTCCGTAATTAAAGTTGCTCTGCAGCTGCATGCCGCCGCCAGCTGCGCCACCGGCGGCACCCGCTGCTGCGCCACCGCCCCTAAACGCGCCGCCGCCGTAGAGCATCGCGCCGAGTTGCATCGCTTGGTTTGCGGAGTTCGCAACAGCGGCCTGGTTCTGCCCTGCGTACGGGACCATGCTCGCGTTGTTTTGCATTGCAGCGCCCGTCATGCCGGCAGCCGCGTTGGCGCCGGCCATTGAGTTCTGGCCCATCTGCTGCGCCAAGCCCTGGTTTAAGTTCGCAAGGCTGCCGTAGTAGTCCTGCGTCATGCCGCCGAGCGCCGCGCCTGCTGTTGCTGCCTGGCTGCCGAGCTGCGAGCCTGTGTTGCCGTAGATGCTTGCGAGCTGTGATGCGCCCTGGCCGTAGATGTTTGCGCCAGCCTGGCCCGCGCCATACGCCATCTGGCCGGCCTGTGATGCGGCGTTGCCAAAAAGGCCTGCAACAGACTGGCCGTTCTGGTTTTGGATCCCGGCGGCAGCCTGGCCGGCGCCATACGCCATATTTCCGGCTTGCGATGCCGCGTTGCCGTAGAGCCCTGCAAGCTGGCTCTGCGCGCCTAGCGACTGCGCGTCGGCACCGGATGCCGCGCCGTACTCCGAAAGCCTGCGTTGGGCTGCGTTGTTGTACTCGTTCGATGCGAAATTCTGGCCGTACTCGACAAGTGCTTTCTGAGCCGCTCCGCCAAAGCGGCCACCCTGGGCAGCTTGCGCGGAGCGCAGAGCGGTCTCGCCTTGGTCAAAGCGAAACTGAAAGCCGGGGTCATTCTGCAGGTTGCCGTACAGACCACCTTGCTGGTCGAGCAGTGTACCGCTGCGATCGGTGCGACCACCGATGGCGTTGACTCCAGACTGGAGGCCGCTGTTGACCGCACCGATTCCTTGCGCCGCACCACCACCAAGGGACGACAGCGCGCCAGACTGGCCCTGACCGATAGCGCCAACGCCTGATTCCAGGCCGCTGTTGACCGCGTTGATGCCGTTCGTTGCACCACCGTAGAGCTGCTCAAGACCCGCACTCTGGCCTTGACCAATGGCGCCAGCCGCGAGCTGGCCCCCATTGGCGATATCCGCGCGCTGCTGGCCGTATCCCTGGGTCGCAAAGTCTGTCGCGCCGGCGTAGCCTTGGCCGAGCAAGCCCTGGGTGACCGGCATGGCGCCATACAGCATGCCGTTGGCGAGCTGGGCCGAGCCGGTTTGGTTGTCGATCTGCTGTTGGATAAGCGCGGCGTTTTGTTCCTGAGCGGCCTTCGCCTCATCCTTCTGCGCGTTATTCGCGTCCATCGTGGCGCCGATGCCGAGACCGAACACACCGCCTGCGGCCGCACCCAAACCAGACATCAACCAACTCATGAGACCCTCACAAAAAAGTAGACGCCCGCCATAACGGTCGCCATATTCGGAAGCGCGAACGTGGTGACGCCGTCACCGGCGCCGAAGGTTGTGCCGACGATCGCAAACAGCTGCGCATAGGTTGTGCGCGAGACGTTGGAGCCGTCGGCGAGAAGCTCGCCGGGGCGCGGCGCCGCGATGGTGGAGACACGAAAGTCGCCCGGTTGCGGCGCCGTCTTATCGACGACCGCAACAAGCGAGCGCAGCCATTCGAGGAAGCGATCGCTAAACGTAGCGTCACGCCCTGCTAGCGCCGAGAGGCGCTGATCGAAGACCTCGGTTCTCACAACCCCATCTCCAGACGCGCGCGAATGCTTTCCAGCGCGACGCGACCAGTGGAGAGGAATGTCAGCCTACGCGTGCGTCGGTGGAACGAGCCGCAACGGTGGAAGCGCTTGCGCTGGTCCGACATCGGGCGCGTGCCGTGCGAGTAAAACGTCACACCGCCGTCATCGCTGGTTTCGTACTCAACCGTGGGGACCGGAGTGAGATCGCCGAAATCGATTCCGTAGATAGCAGTTGCTGCGACAAGCTCGAGCTCGAACTCAAAGAGGCGATGACCGCCGCCGTCCTGGGGGGGCAGCACAATGGTGCGCGGGAGGCTAACGGCATTGCCGCCGACTGTCTCTCCAGTAAGAAACGTATCACCTGAGAGCCCCGACAGCCCCGACGTAAGCCCAGTGGTGCCTATGTAGTTTACGCCAACCCAGACCTGGTCGGTATGACTGATCGGATTTGTGAGATTGCCACCACCAACAATGTTGATCGAGCCAGCAAGGGCGGGAGTGAGGCGATGCCACGCGCCGTTGGTGATCGAGTAAACGAGCTGGCGCGTGCTCTGGTTTGTATGCGGCACGTAGAACGTCTGTCCGCGGTAGAAGTACGTGGTTCCGAACGATGAGTTTTTATTCAGCGCCCCCAGGTCGCGCTCAACCCAGTCGGACGAAATAAGCTGGGCCTGGTAGCCAACAAGGGCATAGACGCGACCGGCTTTGCCTACGAAATAGGCGACACCATCGACGTCTGCGACACACCCCATGACGCCGACCTTTTCAACGCCAGGCGACGAACGAACAAACGGGAACGCCGCGGCGCCTGCGTTGTACCAAAACTCTATGTGATCGCGCCCAAACAGCACGAGCTTCTGGCCAATCGACTTCACGTCGTAGAGCTCGTCAGGCATCGCGTCGAACGTGCTGTAGTTTAGAGCCCCCCACGTGGTCGCGTCATCGAGGTCGGAGACGTAAAACTCGTCGGTACCAGGTCGGATCGCTATAACGTACCCGTCCTGCGACGTGCAGCGGCCGAGTGTTTGGGGAGTCGTGACTGAGGTCACCGCTGACGTTGTCGCGACGTAGTGGCTGCCGGCGCCGTTGCACAAAAAGATCCGACCAGGGCCTGCGCCCGTCATGTACCAGAATCCCGAAGAAACGTTGCCAATGCTGATGGCCGAGTTTTGGCCGTCGAAGGCGTAAAGGGTCGCGTTGCGAACGTACCAAACCAGGCCGCTGTGGATGACGACACCGGTGATTTGACCAGAGCCCCCGGAGAGCGCCCCGGTGGGCATCAACGCGTTTTCAATATAAAACGGCCTCACCGATCCCGGCGGCGATTTCACGACCATCAGGTTCACGAGCTCGACGTCTGAGATAAACGGCGTGCGGGCCTCGCCAGCCGAGACACTGAGCGGCAACTCTGTGTAGTTGTCGCTCATCAGTAGTACGTCGCTCGAACCGGATCTTCGCCACGTCGACCGCTGTACTGACGGTTGAGATCAAACTCGGCACGCCGCTGCGCGCGCTCGAAATCAACGCGTCGCTCGAGCGAGAGGCCAAACGCCGGGCACAAATAAAACGCGACGTAATCGCGCAGCTGTTGCTGCGCCTCATCGGGAATGCTGCCGATATCAAACGGGGCGAGACTGATCTTCGATAGGCGCAGGTATGCGCGATCGATCTCAGCCTCCGCCAAAGACTGGTCCGCCGCTGCTGGCGTCTGCGAGGCAGCGACAACCGAGAGATACCTGAGCACCTCTGTGGCCAGCTGTGCCTTGGTCATATCCGCCATCGCAGACCCCCAAACGGATTACAGCTTGCGCGGACGACCCGGCCCGCGCTTCACGGCCACATCGAGCCTTGGAACGACGTTGCCAAAGTCGTCGACATCGGCGTCGTCATCATCGGACGCGAGCGCCTCGGGGGCCGCGACCCCTTCGACCTCTTCGAACGACGGCAAACAGCGCAGCTTGTGCGCAAGCTCTGGGCTGTCGACAAACACGACCTGCCCCGTCCAAAAAGTCTTGCCCCACAACGTACGACTGTCAGGACTCGGCACCGCAACAACCGTCGGCGGACCGCCCATCTGTGTGCGCCCATCCATCGTCAGCTCGGGCGCATTGGGGTTCTCGTGGACCAGCTCACCCGAGGCGTCGACGACTGCCTCGCCGTTTGCGCCGATTGAGGCAACGTTGCGGCCCTTTCGCAGAATGGTGGGATGATGCTCAAAAAACACATCGGTGCCGAGATAGCGAAACGAGCCAGGACCCTTTTTGTACCGTGCAACACGGCCCTTCCGGGACTTGTTTTCGTCGTCGCGATTAAGGATCGGACCTTGAGCGTAATAAATCATCATCCCACCTAATTCTGTTGGTTAGTCAGCGGCAGCGGACACGAAGACCGTGCCGGTGCCGATCTGGACGCTGTTGAACGAAGCCTTTGCGCAACCCCGAATCTCGGCAACGGCAACGCCGCGACGATTTTCGTAGTCGAACTCGTCCGTCTTAACTTTCATACGGTCGCCCCAGGCCAAAAACAGCGACTGCGCGCCGACCAAGAACGCAGCTTCGACCGGGGTCGTGCCGCTTGCGCCGACATTGCCGAGATGCGCGCCGCCACTTGCGACAGCGCGGTCAAGCTCGGGGACTTCCTTGCAGATCACATTGCCGATCTTAAGGTCATCAGCCGAGAAGATCGGGTTGTCATCGCCACGCATACCAGCGCTGGCCTGCACGGTTTCAAAGTTTGCAGACAGGTCCCGGAAAGGAAGCGAGCCCATGAGCAGGACAAACTGCTCCGAGCCTGCGCGCGAACCCTTCGACACCAACGGCCGCATGTTCGGCGACGCCG